AACTTCTATTTTGTTATTAGCTAATAACTTAATTAAATCTTGTTTAAGACTCATTTATAATTTTTTATGTGTTTCAAGTAAAAAATAACTTATATAAATTAATGCTATAGATATTATACCAGCAACTCCCACATTAACTATTTGATAAAAACTTAATATTATTAAAATAATTATTGATAATAACATAATTATAGCAAGTATAAAAATAGTTGATTTTAATCTTTTCATGTGTACAAAGTTTCTACATTATCAGATTGCCAGTATTCTTTACTGTCTATATTCATTATTGTTAGTTTACCTTTATACCCCCCTCCTGTATCTAAATTCCAAACATTATACATTTTTATAGGAGTAGTTATTGGTTCACCATTTTCATCATTCCAACTTATAGTACTAGTATGTCCTAAATATAGTTCATTAAAAGTATTTAATATTTTAGGTATTGGAGTGTTATCATTTTTTTCTAATAACTTAGAATAATAATAAGCTAATTGAACTAAAGTTCTATCCCAATAATAATTAGTATGATAAGGTTCATGTTCTATACCTCTATAAGATGTAAACCCTCCATGAACAAATATTCTATTCTTATTATCAACATAATATGGTTTCATATTATTTAAAAACTTACGGTGCATTTCTATAAATTCTTTATTGTCAAAATATTTTTGATAAGATTCTATAGTTTCTCTTCCTCCTTGAGTTATCCATAAATTAGGAGCTATACCTTTATTTAAATAATCTTTAAGCCAAATATCATGATTACCCATTATAAATATACAAGGATTAGTTTCTTGTAATTCAATTAATCTATGTATTACTTCTGCGCTTTCAGGAAATCTATCAACATAGTCACCAAGAAAGATCAATGTATCCTCCTTGGTTATGTTAGCTCTTTCTAAAATCTGATTTAAAGATTTTAAATTTCCATGAATATCTCCTATTACGAAAGTGCTCATCTTCTTATTGCTTTTATAATACTTCCGAATAAGTTATAAATTCCTAAACTAATTACTCCTAAAAGTAAAAAAGTTCCTAACCATATCCAAAAGCTACTAAAAATAAAATTTAATATTTCTATCATTTTCTAAACTTAATTTTATAATATACAGTTGCCTGTATTCTATTTTCAAATACTCCATAATTAAAAGTTAATAATAAATCTGTTTTAGTTTTAAATGCTAAAGAAGGATTTATATCAGCTCTTATAGGTAGTTTATGTCTACTAGATAATCCCATACCAACATAAACTTGAAACTTGGGTTTCTTAATTGGTTGTATAATAGATGTTTCTCTCAAGTTTTGAAGTTCCCACTTTCTTGATAATATTCTATTCATACCTATAGTATCATATAGATAAGCTTTAATATCATTAGCTAAAAAACTATCTCTATAAGTATATACTCTAAAGTAATCTTCTATTATAGCCTGGGTATCTACTTCTTGAGGAATAGTAATAAATCTATCTAATAAAACAGTATCAAATAAAGTATCTCTTTCTGGTATGTAAATTTTTTCTACTGAACCTGTATCTCTATATACAGTTCTTAACTCATAATAACTTTCATCACAATTACATACAAAGTCTTCTACTTTTTTAACACCATCACATTGTTTCATTAGTATTATTACTATTATTAAAATAGCTATTAAAAACCAAGGAGTATATTTATTATCCAAAGAATCTTTAATATTTATATTTATTCCTTCATCATTCATTTTATTCTAATAAAATATCTTCAATGTTGTTTTTATTTAACTCTTCTATAGTTTTATATAGTTGTTTTATTTCTTTCTTTTTAAGTGTTAATTCTTTTTGTAACACTTCATTATTATATTTCTCTGCTATTAATTTATGTTCTAAAGAAGATATCTTAAATAACAAACTAGATTTAAGCATCTCAGACTCATCCCAATCTTTTAAATAAAAAAATCCAAGGATGAGTAATAAACATATTAAAAAACCAATCATACATTAAAATTTAAAATTATTAAAGTTTTATTAATTACTTATTAATTGTTTTTTTACAGTAGCTATAATGTCATTAATATTAGAGTTATCTAATTGAGCTAAAACTATAGCATCTTTTATAGCACTTAAACTCATATATCTTGATTTAATAGTATAATTTATATCAAACATATAAGGATAATCTCTACTCAATCCTTGTTTTTTAAAATATAAATCTATTCCTTCTGGTAATTCTTTTTTTAATTGTTCTATTAAAGAATACTGTTTGGTTTTTTTATATTTTTCTAAAGCAGATTGTTCTTCAGCTTTAATAGTTTTGTTTCTCTCTACATTATATTCATCATATATTTTATTAGCTAATGCTTCTATTTCTGATTTATTTAATTTCATTTTTACTTATTATAAATATATTCATTATCTTTCTCCTACTTTATCTTTTCCATTTTCAGTTAAAAAAGGTATATACCAATGTCCTAAATTTACTTTCATCATTACTACAGAACCTAACGATGTTGCTATAGTATAAATTATTAAAACTAAAACTCTATCTAATATACTTCCTTCTTGTACTGTTTTTAATATTTCTGGAAAAAGTATAAAAAAGTTACATATAAACCAAATTAAATTGCTACATATAGAAGCAATCATATGTTTATTTACATTACCACTATTACGACTTCTACTTACCCAAGTAAAAACCATATTTTGTATAAATGCTATTACAAATAATATTATTAAGTTCATATCTATTATCTATTATCTCCACTACCTTGTAATTTGTCTCTATCTTTTCTGGAATTTAATTTCTCCATATTAGCTAAAAGAACATCAGATAAATCAAGTTTTAATTCATTACAAATAGCAGCTATATACCAAATAACATCTCCTAATTCTTTTCCTATTTCTATCTGCTTTTCTTTTGTAATAACACCATTGTTATCTCTGATAACTTTTTTAATCTTTTCAGCTACTTCTCCAGTTTCACCACATAATCCTAATACAGGATATATTATATTTTCACCTACATTAGGATATACTGAAATTTCTTTTACAAATGTTTGATAATCGTTTAAATTCAATTTGTTAAATTTATTATATTTTATTCAATTTTTATTTGTTTACAATGTTTAATTAATTCATTGTAAAGTGACATTCTTTGATTAGGATTACTAATAAAATTAATCTTTGAAATAAATCCTGTTATTTTAGTAATACCTCTATATTGTTTATCATCAAAAGAACCTAATCCAAAATCTCTTAGAAATTTTAATTTATTTTCAATTTCTAAAATTTCTGAATCATTTTGTTTTTTTAATTCTTCTAACTCTTCATTATTTACTTTTAACTTTTGTAGTTTTCTACTTAAGTCTAAATAATTTTGTTTGTTTTTTACTTTAGTATCTATTGATATATCTCCTTTTAATTCTATTTTATCTAATTCATCTGATTTAAAATAAATATATTTATTATTTATACATACTTTATAAGGATTATAATCATATCTATTTACATACTCAACAATTTGAACTTTTGTTTTTTGATTATAAATTTCTAAAGCATTTGGTAAATCTTTAATTAGTTTAAATCCTTTAGCATTTATTGTAACAAAATCACCAACATTAAATTTACGTCTCATTATTTAGATTTTTTTTTAATAAAAACTCTCTTTCTTTTTTACTCAATTCGTTATCAAGTTTATGATAATAATTTGAATTAACTTCTGTTTTACCATCTAAGGTATAATACTTTACAGTTTTTACTGTCATTATATTGTTCTTTCTTAAAGTAACTACTTTATATAAAGATGGAAACTTATATTCTTTAATTACTTTCATTTAATATATCTGTTATTTTATCTTCATAAGCATTATAGAATTCTTCTAATTTCTTTAATCTTTGTATTCTTTTTTTTCTTGTTGCTTTATTATAATTAGCTATTAGATAATTAACATCACTTTCTAAATTAGAAGTTGTAACTATAATAGCATCATCTAATTTATTTTTAAACCTAGTTATATAAATATTTAAACCTGATTTCATTGCAAAATTACATCTATAATTACTATCTTTTAATAAATTATTTAATTTATCTTGTGCTGATAATATTTTTTTACTACTCATAATTTCTTAATTGTTTATAGTGAATATTAAATTTATTTTGTTTTTTATTAATTAATAATTTGTAGTTATCTATTCCTATTAAATCTTTAACTTGTTTTTTAGTTAAGAAAGTATCTATAACGTAATCACTTCTATATTTACAATATAATATATAATCATATTTAAAACTAGAGAATTTACTTTTATAGATACTTTCTAACTTAATAGGAACATAAAATAAATTTTTTATATTCACTATTTTAAATCATTTAAAGAATATATTCTTTTAAAACCAACATCGTATTTATGATTCCATGGTCTATCAAATAAATAACAACAGATTCCGTTTTTAGTTAGATCTAGATAGTTACGATAACTATCATCAACATGTATTTTACATCCTGTAGATTTAATAGCATCTACTTTAGAACCATTTAATCCTACAGTTATAACAGGTCTTGTTGGAAACCCATGCATATCTAACCATTTCTCTGTTATTTCAGAATCAACAGGTCTACTAGTTACATAAGAATGAGGTTCAAATGGTAAATCTTTAGGATCAATTAAAGGTTTTAAAGATAAATAAAATTCATCTAATTCTTTATTATTAGCTAATTCTTTAAATCTATCTAGAATATTTCTATCAAAATACCAGGAGTTATTAGTTTTTGGAAGATTAAATCTATCTGTCCAAGCATCCATCCAACTACATATAACATCATCTATATCTAAGGTAAATTGTTGATCTAAAGTTCTTAGCGGTCTATCATCAAATTGAGGAGCTATTTTATAAAACTCTAATAACATTAATGCGTTAGTAGCTATATGAGCAGCATGTAACATATTAGATTCTTTATCATAATCTTCTCTTTGTTCAAGAAGATTTAAATGCCTTTTTAAACTAGCTAAAGTACTTGTCCAACTTAATCCTTTTTCCCAATTTCTGGGTTCATATTTAGTAGCTCCAAATGTTAATACTTTAGCTACTTCATTAATAGCAAAAGGTGGTAATAAATCATGTCTAATCTTATCTTTATTAAATCTCAATCCTATCTCATTCGACATAATTAAATAATTTTGTTTTACTTTGTTCGATTATTTCTCTATTGTTATAAGGAATACTGAATAATTCCTGTTCATCATCTATCTCTACTTCTAAATCTTGTTCTAATTGTTTCTTTAATCTTTTAGATTTAACTAATATTTCCCAAGTAGGAGATATAATAGAATCTCCGTATACGTTTCTAACCATTCTTGGAAAGTATTTGTTAATATCTGTTTGCTTAATTTTAGAATATCTTCCTTGTATAAATTCTTTTAAATAATAAAAGCAATCTTTTGGAAAATTACATACAACAACATATTCTAAAATATTATTTGTTGGATAATAAAATTCCATATTTGGTATACCTTTGTTTTGAAGTATTTTTTTAAATTCATTTAAATCATTAGGTTTAGGATGAAAAAGTAAATATAAACGATTCTTTTCTTTAGGAACAAATCTCTCATCTCCGATATAACAATTTTTTAAATTAAAAGCATTAAATAACATTCCATAATTAGGTCTTAAAAAAGGAAGTAAGAATTTACTACTATAATTATAATTGTTATTCATAAATATTTGTTTCTATTTCCATGTTATTTTCATATACTTCTCTAGGATATTCCCAAAGATTATTTTCTTTATGCCATTTTAAATCATCAATTAATTCGACAAATCCTTTTAATTTTATTTTATTAGATTTTAAAATACCACCTGATACACCACAACTTAAATCTTTTTCAGATAGTTTATATAGTAAAGGTGTTCCTGGATAACTTGTTGATTCAACTATAAAATAAAAATTAAAAGTATACTTAATTAAATCATCTTTTAATAATTCAGGATTATTAGAATAATATTCATAAAGAGCACTAACATAAAATGCTCCTTGTAAATCATATCTGAATTTTATAATAGATTTAGGAAAGCTATAAACATAATCAGAAGTAGTTTTTAAATCATATATGTTTATTTCTTTATTTACTTCATCTACTTTTACAAAATCTAATTTAGATTTACAATCTTCTTCATTATAATTCCAATATATTTCTAATTGTTTTTGTTTACAATTATCTAATATCTTACTAATCTTATCATTAGTTAATAAACTATTAACTATTTCATGTGCTTTATTATAAGTATTAGAATCAATTATTACTTTATTATAATTTTCTAATTTAAATAACATGTAATCTTTATATTCTAATACCTTATTAATAAGAGTATCTTCTTTTAAATTTTTATTATATCCAGTTTTTTCTCTAGCATCTAATATTATTAATGGATCTTCTAATAATTTAGGATTACTAATACCTAATAAATTAGTATATTCATATACTTCTTTAACTATTTGATTACATAAATCCAGTAATTTATCAGAAGGTTTATTTATATTAGAATCAATTGCAAATTGTTTATCTATTACTTCTTGTGGTTCTGATAATAAAGCATCTACTAAACTACCTAAATCAAAATAAGATTTAGATACTTCTTCTAATGGATTTAAATTCTTTTTATTATAATAAGCTAAAGGACTAAAACTTAGTAATGTTAAATCACTTTGACTTATTAAATCTTTTGTTTTATAACTCAATTTTTTTATATTTATTTAATATTTTCATTATGGTTAAAAAATCATTTAAATGTAATATTGCATATTCTCCTTGTGTAACAAAATTAACTTTAGCTTTTTTTGTTTTTCTATAGAATATCATATTAATCATAGATTCCTCAGAGGGCATATTTGTTATAACATCATAAATATCAATGTTCTTTGATAAAGTTTTACATTGAATATTAAATGGTTCTGTATAACAAATATCCACTCCGAGGTTATCTCTATTTTTAGATTCAGCTCTACTTGAAACAGCTTTATCATAACCTAATTCTTTAAGTTTATTGATACAGTATCTTTCAAAAGAACTTCCTCTTGTTTTATTATTTGGCATTATTGTTATTAATAAAGACTATTCATTCTTTTATGTTTCAACGAAAATGTATTATCGTCAACAAATTCTTTTTTATCGTAATATAATTTCTTTTCTTTATTGCTAGAGTATAACTCTTTTCTATTATTAATATAAGCCAATAAGTAATCAACAAAATCTTTTATTATTAAGTTTTCTTCTTCTGTTCTACTTAATTTAGTATTTCCGAAGTCAGTTAGATATCCTTTAACTACATCTTCTAATGTAATCTTATTAAAATCTTTATTTAAAATAAGATTAGCATTATTTTCTGCAAATTTTAATACAGCTAAATTTATAAATAACCAACAACTTGTTTTAGTAAAATTAAGAGTTGGCGTATGTAAACGCATCTCTATAGTTTCACTTCTATTAAATACAAATGGAACAAAGTTAACCCAATAATATCTACTATTAATCAACCATTTTCTATTTTTAGGATGTACATAAGCTTCAAAATTATAAATACTACTTTCTTTTGTTATCTCTGAATGGTCAGCTAAAAATATAAATAAATCTTTAAAATAATTTATAGCTTCAGATTCAGATACAGTTTTATTTAAAAAACTAAATTTAGGTAATTTGCTACAATAATTGTCTCTTATGTCTGAAGAAAACTTTTTCCAATCAGAACATAGTTTTCCAGGATTCTCTTTATAAGGTTGAACTAAACCAAAGAACTCTTCCTCTAATAGATAAAATAACTTATAAACAGCCATCGCATTATATCTTGTTTTTGGTATACCAGATATATGTAAATGCATACTACAATTATGAGATATTTCACATCTTTTAGATAATTCGTAAGTTTGATTTTTTAGGATTTCTAATCCAACAGCTCCACTTAAAGGTACTGTTGTAAATTCAATACCTTCTCCGTAAGGACCTTTTAAAGAACCATCTCTAAGTGGTACTATACCATACATAGAACAAAGATTCTTAGGTATAGTTCCATTTATAGTTTCAAACTCAACACCAAAAGAATAATTTTCTAATAAGTTATTAGCAATTATTTTTACGTTTTTAGAAGGTTTCATACTATTTTTGTATTTAGTATGCTCTTCTATAATTTTTAGATATAGTATATTATTAGGGTCAGCATTATAGGTTAAACCTTCAGGATATTGGTTATGGTCTATTCTTTTCTTTGTAATATTTTTTAGTAAAGAAGAATTAATATTATCTTTTACATAATATATTCCTGTTACTAAATCTTCTACAAATTTAGGATTGTTTTCTATTAATTCTTTATTTAAACAATATAAACCAGGGTCTCCCAAAGATTCTTTAATCAATACAGAATAATTAGGATTAATAGTAAAGTAAGCAACGTCAAGTTTTTTATTTATATAACCTTTTACTTTGCCTTCTTTAAGCATATCACTAATTCTTCTATATTCATTTTTTTCAAAATCCAAATCAATTATACCATTATTCTTAATATGCCACATATAGTCTTTTCCATTTTTTCCTATTTTGTTTCCAATATTAGGAATCATGAAACAATCTACATTTCTTTCATACCATCTTCCTTTAATTCTAATAGCATTTGTTCTTGGAATTTCTTTACCACTAACACTAACAACTTTTAAATTACTCATATCAATATCAACGTCTTCATTTATTATAATAGACATATTTTAAAAAATTAATCATTAATAAGAATTTCCTGTTTGCTATTCTTATCTTCTATATTCAAATCAATAAACTCGCTATTTTTCATAGCAGAATTCATTCTTTCTTTTAAGTAAAGTTTAGCTTGCTTTAAATCTTTAATAAAACGATTTAAAGTAGAATCTACTTGTTCCAAATCTTCATCTTTATTAACTGTAGCATAGACAATTTCTTCATTAGCTTCTTCTATTTCTTTTATAAAATTGTCTATTTCTGTTTCTACAAATGAAATATATTTATCACAAATTTCTCTTTTTAATTCTAACGCTATTCCTTCCATATAATTTTTATCGTCATAAATCATTTCCATATCTTTATCGAATGGAGCATCTTCTACATCTTTTACATCTTCTGTTAATTCAGTAGGATTGAAATCAGAATTAGAGTTAGATTTGGTATTATCATTATCGTCATTTGTAATAATCATATTTTGATTTTTAGAACCATTTAAGTAAATAAATTCTGTACTAGCTGAAGATACTGAATATTGTACAGTTTTCTTTAGCCACCCTGGACTAGAATCCTTTTTTACAACAATATAAGAATCAAACATATCTTCCATTAAACCTAATACTTTATCATCTGATGAAATCTTATATACTCTATTTGAAAATAAAGGTTTGTATTCAATTTCTTTCTCATTAAATCCATCTGAACTAAATAGTTCATATCCATAATTACTATGGGTTTCTATAAAATCATAAGTAGTATCTGAATAATAATGACCTGATACTAAACAATCTTTCATAAAAGCTACATCTATATAACAAGAATCAGTTACAAATACTTTGTTTTTAATAGCACTATCTGTGTTGACATTATATAATTTTCCAAAATCAGATTCAGTTACCAACATACCTAAAATAAAATAATAAATTCTAGGTCCTTGATATTGACTAAATAAAGGTGAATCTTTTTTATATCCGAACTTATCTAATGTAAATGTTCCATGACACAAATGACCATTTTTATAGTACCTACCCCTCCAATACACAACTCGGTCTAAATGAATAGTTGTGTCTAAAACATCTAACTTAGGCTCTGACAAAATACTAATTCCAGTTCCAAAAATATTTTTTAAAGAACTGAAATCTTGAATCATCTTCGTCTTCTTCGAGCTTTCTGTTTTTTCCGTTTCTTTCTCCCATGGAAGGGCTGTCTGCTTTGCAGCGCTAGAATAAGTGTTTATGTTGTTATTTACATTAGTAATAACAACTCTTTTTCTACCAGTATTAGCATTTTGTTTGTTATCACTTCTATCTACATCAGAAGTTTTAGGATAACTTACTATTACTTTATTATCCTTGTTTAAATAAAGTTTAATAACTTTGTTTGTAGGAAAACATTCTACTTTATTATTAGGAAAACAAGCTTTTAAAGACATGTATAAAGAAGAATAATAGTAACCATCATTTATTCTAACATAATATAATGGTCTTTCTTCTACTAATACTTCTTCATGTTTTTTGGTTGTATTATTCCATTGTTCAACTAAACAAGCTCCTTTATATATATACAAAGAATCATTTTCTTTAGGAAAAGTCCATGTTAAAGTAGCTGTTCCTTCGTAGTTTTTTAATACAGAATAATTCTTAGTATTTAATATAGAAAATAATTGATAACTATCTAAATCCATTATGTCTTTAACATCTGACATATCATATTTAGTTAATAAATCAGTCATATTATGGATAGTGCCATTATGTGCTCCTATTATATCTATATTTGTATCTTGATTTTGTATTAAGAAAGGATGTGTTTCTTTCTCTTTAGAATAAAACTTTGAAGCTTTTCTAGTATGACCTAAGAAAACTTTAACTGTTTCATCTTCATAATTACATAATTCAGATGAAACTATAAAATCTCCCCAGTCTTTTTTACTATCAAAACCTTTATCAATAATAAAATCATCTAAATTATCGGTTTTTAAAGCAAAACCACATGAGTCTCCTCCTCTATCATTATTATATAAGCCCAGTATTTTTAAAGCCATTACATCAGCTTTAGGACCTATGTATCCAAATAACCCACAATTAAAGGTATTATATTTTGGTTTAGTAAACATCAAACTTATAAAAGTTATCAAACTATACCAAAATAAAAGCGTTAATAAAATATTACTTAAAATCATCTATTGTTGTATTTGTTAATTAACATTTTAGGTATTTCTTCTAAATATTTTTGTTGTGTTATATTTCCAAAACTAGGAGCACTATTTGTTTCAATAACTATAAAATCAGGATTTTGTCTTATATTTTCTTTCTTATCTTTATTTGATTGTACTCTTAAATCAATTGCTCCGAAATCTAATCCAACAGCATTTAAAGCTTTTATACATTCATTAACTATTTCATTCCAATTAGCTGGTCTATCAAATAATTCATTTTCTTCTAAAACCCAAATAGAATTAGAATCATTTCTGAACCATCTATTTTTAGCATCAGTCTTTAACATTTTTCTACAAGTATAAAAACAAGTATGTTTATTTACATGTAATCTATATTCTTTATTATAATTATAATATTTCTCAACAATATAATTGTTTAAATTAATACTTTTACTTAAAAAAGAATCTAATTCCTCTCTATTAGAAATAAAGTGATTACCTGTGTTTCTACTTCCATAAATGTTTTTTATTACAATAGGATATTCGAAAGGAAGTTCTTCTTTATTTATATCAATTAATTTAAACCAATCTGCTGTTTTAACATTATGTTTTGTAAAAGCTTCTTTCATTAGTAGTTTATTACTACTAGTTCTTATTGATTCTATTGAATTTAATTCTACTTTGGATTTATCTAGTAATTCTGTAGTACTGCCTAATCTAACAATACTAGTAAAACCTAATTTAGGTAAATTTTTTCTTAAGACACTATGACTAGGATGTCTACTTCTTATTTTTATTCTATATGAAACTTTCATTTACTACGTATTTAAATTTTGATTCATCCGCTAAATTATTTGAAATATTAACAACACCAAATCCATGGGAATCTCCTATATAATTAAAATTATAATAAGATTTTATATGCTTCTTATGTTTTCTTAATAAAGATAAAACTTTAATAATATTTTTGAAATAATAATAATCTCTTATTATAGTTATTATAGTAGATTTTTTGTTTTGGTTCTCTATTTCTGTACCTATAGAAATTAAATCTAAAATATAGAGTTTAAAAGATATTCTCTTTTTACTTAGATATATTCCATTTCTCAATACTAATATTAACATAGAAGCTAAAAAATGTTTATCACATAAGTGTTTTGGAAATTCACACATTACATAATTAAATTCATCTTTAGTTTCATTCTCAATTACAAAGGTTTTAATTTCTCCTTTTACATTAAAATATTTCAAATATTTATTACAAAAATCAGTATAAAATTCTAAATTCTTATTATATAATTCAAACTGTTCTTTATTTAATTGTAAACAAATATGATTAATATCATTTTTTACATATTCTTCTGTATATAATAAGTCGTAACCATATATATATTTTTCTTTTTTCTCTTTCTTTCCTTTGTATTCATACCAGTAAATGTCTGGAAATAAATCTTTACATGTAGCAAAAGCTGTTATATTATAAAATTCATCATTTTCACCTTTTAAACATGCTGCATATTTTATTCCAAACTTAAAAGCTTCTATTCCTAATTTAGGATTATATTTATTAATTAATTTCATCAATCCAATTAATACTATTTTCATTATAAAACCTTAATGTTTCATTTACAGAGCTAAAATGTCTACATCCAAAGAAACCATTATATGCTGAAAATGGAGATGGATGAGCTGCTTCATATATGATATTAAAGTTATTTTTTTCTATTATAGGTTTATATTCTTTCGCTTTATTTCCCCATAATAAAAAGATTACTATATTATCTGTTTTTCTATCACTAATTTTATTTAAAACATAATTAGTAAATGGTTTCCATAATTCTGTATGAGAACCAGGCGAACCTCTTTCAACTGTTAATGCTGTATTTAATAATAAAACGTTTTGTTTAGCTAAATATTCCAAATTAGGATTAGCTTTAATATCTAATTGTTTTTTATTATAAATATCATTATACATTTCAGTTAAAATATTTCTAAGACTAGGTGGTACTATATGTTTTAGATTAGAACTAAAACATAAACCATCTGCTACATTAGGAGTATGATATGGCAATGTTGTTATCTTTAAAGTTTTTTATCTTTAAATTCTGTAGTTTCATAATTGTTATATCTACAGTTCAGCATACATCATCATTTTTTATTAAAAATGTTGGGCGCTCGTGGTAAAATTATTGTTAGGCTCATTTACTATGCGTTACACCTTCTAAGTTCTTTTAACCTAAACTTAGCTTGGCTCGGGGTTATCTACTTCTAGACTTTCACCGAATTCACCCAATTTATACAGGACTCGTCTTTCTATGTATTTTATAATCTACACAAGGAATTGAATATTTATTTAAAATATTTGTTAAAATATCTTTAGAATCTGATAAAATATAAATTGTTTTATTTTTATGAATAGTATTATTAATATTAAATTTTGTTTTTAATAATAATGATAATTTTTTAATATCTGTTATAGTAAAATTTTGAGTATTTAATTGATATCCATATTTTGTTTTATTTCCATCATCGAAATACCATATAGATAATCCAAATTCATCTAACTCTTCTATTTTATTAGGAATATATTTTACATTATTTTTATAAAATATATCTCTATAATTAGAAAATATAGGATGAGCTTTTGATTTAAATCTCACTTCTTCTATAAATCCATTTTTATATCTATTATTATGAATTTTATATTTACAAAATTTATTAACTAATTCATATTTTTTTAAAATATTAAATTTATATTTTAAATAACTTTCTTGTTTAATAGAATGTGCTAATGATAATTTACTATTATAGTTTTTCTCTTTAGTTATATGACCATCTCCTAACATACTTCCAATTATTAAATTATTTAATTCATTGGTTATTGTTATCTCTTTATGTTTATTACTATTTAATCCTTTTCTATTAATAAGAGAGCATATATTTTTTATACTTATAGTATCATCATTAATCAATTCTAATATTTCAATGTTTGTTTTTCCTTGTGAATGGAAATCTAGTATTTGGTTTACTGTAGTATTTTTCATACTACAAATATACAAATAAATAATTTATTATAAAAATAATAAAAAATAATATTTAATCCTGTCCTAATATAACTACTTTTAAATCAAAGAAATCAAAATAATTAAATGCTTTAAATAAATCTTCTGATTTAGGATATATATCTGTTTGTTTACTTCTTTCTTTAATATGAGATACTATTTTATCCATATCTTTAGAAAGTAAGAAATCTTCCAGAATATTATACCAATTAGTTTGTATTAATTTTTTATATATATTAGAATATTCCATCACTTATATTACGAATTTGAGTATAATACTGAACTTCGTCAACAGATTTGAATTTTTCAAAATCTTTTGTAAAATAAATATCAGCATCTACTTCTTCTTCATTACACAATACTTTGATAGGTGTTCTCTCATAGAAAGTAGGATGGCCTTCAAACCTATCTAAATATTTTACTTCATCTACAGGAACTTTATACAATTCTACTGTAATATTTGTTTGAGGAATGTTTTTAGCCAAATAAGGAATACCACTTGCAAACATAGCATATTTTTCTTTGGTTAATCCTTTACCAATTAAAGTTCCTCTCATAACACTTCTGTTACCTTTATCAGATTTCAAAGTGCCATATACAGCTATCGTTTTATATTCTGTTACGTCCATTGATAATTAAATTTTTTAAAGTTTGTAAATCGTATTTTTTAACAAATTCAGCAGGATCTTTAGTTCCTGCTGTTGTTGGTATTTGAAAATAAGTTATATTAATATAATCTTTATAAGTATCTTTATAAGATTGAATTATCTTATTACCTTGTTCATCGTTATCAGTATTTATTATAATATTGTTATAATATTCTAACAAATAATCAATGTATTCTTTACTTAAAGTAACAGATTCACTACTTATAGCAATAGAATCTATACCTAATTCATAAAAAACCATTACATCTTTCAGTGATTTTGTAATAATTAATAATTCTTTTTTAGGTTTATTCTCATATAAATCTAATTGTTCAAACCCTTGTATATCTTTAATACTATAAAATCTTATATTACTATACCATTTATATTTCTCATTTAAAGGAAAATATATTTTAAAGTTATTGTTTACTAAATAAGCAAAACATAATACATCTTTATTTATACTTAAAAATAAGTATTTATTTCTGAATATTTTAGAAACACTATAAACTTTATAATAATCTAAAGTATTTCTAGATATATAAAATTGTTTCCAGTAATTAATATCTTTTTCAGAAAATTCTCTTTTTTCTATTTGTAAACATATTGATTCTTTTACTTTAGTTTTATTTGTAAAAGATCTATTAGGAATTACCACTTTAGTTTTATCTATTTCAAAATCAGTTAATATTTTGTTAATAGCTTCTTTATAAGATAATCCATATAATTCTTGTACAAATTTAAAACAATCACCAGTAGAATGAGCAAAATCTTTATATAATAATATTCCATCAGAATAATAAATATTAAATGATGGATTACTATCTCCTTTTCTTAAAGGAGAGTTATATGCACATCCTGTTGTGAATTCACCAAAATATCTTTTAAATATATCTTCTTGAGGAATTAATTTTAAAATATTTTCTTTACTATATCCTATTTCGTTTACTATTACATTTTTTGTTTTAAACATTTTTTAATATTAATAATATAATAGAGGGGTATAATTAAATACCCCCCTACTATAATACTCAATGTTCAATATTAGTAAAGTCCGCTAGAAGAAGATGTTTCGTTTGTAACAGGAGAATTAGTATCTAATTTCTCAAGTTTATCAACGTCATATTTGTTATTTTCATCAAACGTTAATTTACTTTGTTCCAAAGGTACATCTATTGATTCAATAAACCTTTTATCCATAGATAATTCAGCTTTAAACCAATTATTTTTACCTTCTTTACCCGCTACTTCTTTTCCTTTAAATTTTATTCTTGCTTCTTTACCAGCAAAAATATCATTTAATCCAGAAACATAGTCTTTCATAGAAAGATTCTCTTCACCCAAAGAATCAAGTTCTTGTCTTATTCCTAAAGCGTTAGCCATTAGGATAACTCTTTCGATAAATATTTTATTATTTATCTCTGTTTTAAGATAATAAACATGATTAGTTGTTTTTGGAGAATTATCCAATTGAGGATATACTTCCAACGTTTCAAAATTAAACCTTATTCCAGGAGTATTCTGTGCAGATTCTAAATAATCTACAGAACTAATCCTAACTTCATTAATACCATAAGAAATATAAGGCGATTCAAAGGTATTTTCGCTTACTTCAACACCACTAGTTTTAAAGGTTATGTTACTCATTAATAATTAATTTTTTTTAATTACAAGTTAAACAAGCATTGTTAAATTCTTTTTAATATCAGATGTTCCTTGTAATTTCTTAGAAGTTCTTTTTTTTACAACTTCCTTTTTATTTTCATTTTCTAAATAGTAATAATAATATTCATTCTCATCACAAAAATCTACAAATGGAATATAAGACTTAACATATATCCTTGATAAAGGAGGGAAAAACTTTACTAGTTTATCATACAATTTGTTGTTATTTATCTTAGATCCATCATTAACTTTAAATCCGTGAAGAGGGTTATCTGTTTTGAAAACAGATATTTTATTATTATTATTTTCATCTACTATTAAACTAAAACCAATATATTCTTTATTAATATCAATATTAAGTAATTTTATAAGATTACTTCCTATTTTTATATCCTTATTCTTAGGTAATAATTGTAAGAAAGCATTATCTTGTTGATTATTTAATACTTCTTTGATATTAATATTTTTTTCGTTAGTTATACTATCTTTGAAGAAATCAGATACTTCTAATAGAGATGTTTCACAATAGTCTACTAAAGTACAAAACTCCATACCAATAAACGCTTCTGGAAATTCAATAGTATCTAATGACACTATAATATTTTTAATAAAACTTACTCTGGTACTATCTCCATTTGTAGCTTTTTTCTTAACTTCTTCTACAGTAGTATCCCTTAAAAAACAATTAAATAGTTGTGATTCATATTTATTATTAACAAACTCATAAGCAGGAGCATGATAAAACATAAAATCAACTTTAATAGAGTTAATAGTATACGTTATAGGTTCTATTTCAATACTACTATTGAATATTAAATCAGGTGCATAATTTCCTGCTTTAAAATTCATTAATGATAAATTGTTAATTAATTTACAGGTTTTATCAGTTATAAATATATTTTTTTTATTTTGTTTGTTATTAAAAACAAACTGAGAATAAATTTTTTTTCCTGCAAATTTTCTATTATAATAATTTTCTAAAGTTTGTTTTAATTCATCAGGACTGTTACATTCCAATAGTTTGGATGCTATTTGTTTAATTTTCATCAATATAAATTTTATTCCAATTAAATACAAAATTTTCTCCTTTTAAATGGTCTGGTCTAGCTCCACAAACTACATCATCTTGAGATTTAAATGATACCCATATATCATTTTTAAATCTATAAACATAGCCTATAGCATCTGCATTAGCGCAAGTAATATCTCGTATCTTACCTGTTAATTGTAGGTCTTTAGCAGCAACATCTTTACCACTTTTATCTACAATAAATTTGTCTTTTAAATGACCTATAAATATTACATTTTCTGCTAAATCAGATAATAAATCAGTCCATTGAGAAAAAGAGTTTCTAAGCCATTTGTAACCAGCTCCCATAGGAAGTTCTAGTACACTAACACCTTGAAAGTTTTTTCCAATAGGACTTTCTTTATATTTTTTTGTTGCTAATTCTTCACACCATTCTTCGAGTTTGGTAATAGTATCAATAGCTACATATTTATATGGCTTACCAGACTCTTTAATTTTTTGTGCTATTTTATATAATTCTTCAGGGTTAGATGCATTAATTTTTAAAGCGTCTACGTGATTACTTCCATTTTCTAAATCAATTATTAAGCAATTATCTAATTGACTTAATAGAGTAGTTTTACCTACTTTAGGACTTCCATATAATATTAATATTTTTGGATTCTTTTTACTTGCTTTTACTTTAGCTTTTGGTAATTCTAAATTGTTCAATTTAATAAAGTATTATCTTTATTTTCAATATCAGTATATAAACCTATTTTTCCATTATAATAGAAAGAAACTCCTCCTTCATTTTTACCATCTCTATTTTTTAGAAATGTTATAAATCTATAATTATCTTTATATTTTTTTATATCATAACCTTTGTATTCAGCTATTTTATAAATGAATGGATTAAATACAGCCATTACAACATTAGCATCTTCTTGAGTAGTTCCTGTTTCTTTAAAATCAGCTAATTTAGGTTCATACATATTCTTAGTTAGTCTAGCTGAATTACTAACCATATTTCTATTCAATTGCTGAATAACAATTGGAATAACTCCTATTTCATTTCTTATCTGAACGAAATAATTGCTAATTTCGTCTATAGATTCTTTCTTACTTAAACCTGTTTCTTTTTTAGTTAAATTTAAATGGTCTACAATAATTATAAAGTAATGGTCTTTATCTATTTTACCGTTATCATCTATCTTTCCAGATTCTTTTAAGTATATTTCTACTTCTTTTTTTATACCAGAAGGAGTAGCTCCTTTTGTTACATATTTTATTCTGGAATTTAACTTTTCAAAGAACTCTTCTTCTTCTTCTATTTTACTTAAGAAACTTTCACTTAACTTACAGTTACCTCTGGATAAAATAATATTTATATCTAATTCTCTTTTATATTTTTCAAACATTCTTCTTCCTATAAACTTTGCAGTTTTTATAACAGGATCAATTTCTAATGAAAAATATAATATAGATATTTTATTAAGATCACAATTAGTTTCTATTAAGTTTTTTAAAGGAGAATATACAAAAACATCGTCAACAAAACTTGTTTTACCAGATCCACTTTCCCCTCCAATTACGTAATAAGTTCCTTTTTGAATATTAGGTAAATATTCAAGTAAGTTATCTTTATTGAATTCTAAACCTTTATTTTTTCCTATAAGACCTTCTTTAATATTACTTAAAGTGGCTTTGAATAAATTCTTAAATCCATTCATCATCATCTTCCTGATTAATATTTGATACTGGATTTTCTCTTAAATTCTCTATAAAAGATAATAAATTAGAATTTGTTACAGAACCTTTGAAAATAAAATAATCAGCACATTGAGTGTATTGATAATTTTGTTTTTTCATTTCTCTCATATAAGCTTGAGTAGCTTCCATAATTTCTTCTTTTGTTATTTTTGCATCTTTAATTAATTTTTTCATTTTAAAAATGCAATTATCTCTATTACCTTTTATAGGTCTACCACCACTAGTCTTTGCAGGAGCAAATAAAGTTCTATATTCTTCAATCCAATCTTCTACTTTATCTGTAGATTGATTAACTTGATTAATACTTTTTTCAGCAACTATAGGTTTTTCTAAAATAGGAGTTACTTCTTTTACTTCAATTTTATTAACAAATGAATTAAACTTATTACTTATAGTATAATTATAAGGATTAGTATAATCTTTTATAATTATATATCCTTTTAAAGCTAATTCATTTATACTTATATTTTCTAAATATTCATTAAATCTTACATTTATACTATCATCTATAGTATTAAACATGTACACCAAACTATTAGGACTTAACTCCATCTCCAAACATAATCTACTAAAATCCTTTATAGTTTGTTCTTTGCTCATAATATATTTTGTAAGTCTTTTTTAAAATCAACTGAACTAGTAGATAAGTATTTTATATTAAAGTTAGTTGATTTAATCATATTTTCAAACCATTTTTCTTCTACTGTATTTAAGGTTTTATATATAAATATTTTTGCTTTTTTATTTTCTTCATATCTTAATCCTCTACCTATTCTTTGTATAAAGTTTAGCGTTTTAGAATTAAAACTATGTAAGATAATATTATTTACAGTAGATAATGTTACTCCTTCTTTTAACATTTTACAAGAACCTATTGTATTAATAGAATTCTCTATAAATTGTTGTTTTATCTTATTATTTTCTTCTTCTGATTTATTAGAGTGAATTCCGTTCTCTGTTAATCTGTCTAATGATTTAGACAATTCAGTGAATACTAGAGTGAATTCTCCTCTTTTAGCTAATTCTTCTATTAATATCTTACAAGAATTATCTTTGGATTCAAGGTTATATACTAACCTCATTCTATCTCCTAATAATTTTCTTTCATAAAATACATTTTTAGCGAATCTGGCAGCAAATATTTGACTGGTTAAGTATTTATATTGCTTTAATTCTGTAGTAAAAAAAGTAACTTTTTTACTACCTGATTGAATGTATTTATTTTTATCATCTAATGTATGTAATATAACATACACATCAAAAGGAGCTATGAAACCATCTTCTATACCTTGATTTAAAGAATAATTATATACAACAGGAGATATCTTAGTTAAATTAAATAATTTATCTTTAGGTACTTCAGCAGATAAAGATAGAATAGAATCATAAGTGTTATTATGAAAGAAAGCTTCATATTCATTATCTAAACTATTATGTATTTCATCTGCTATAACTAAGTTATAATGATTATCTTTAAATTTATAAGCACTTTGATAACATTGGAAATCAATCTTATATTTATTATAATCAAATTTCCAATATTCAAATTCTGATTTCCAGTTTTCTAAAATACTATGAGTTGGAGATAATAACAATACCTTCAACTTTTTATTATTAGATACTTCTTCTTTTAAGATATTAATAGCTACTTTAGATTTACCAAATCCAGTTGCAGCTTGTATTAATCCTTTTTTATTATTTTCATACCATTTGTCAAACGCTTCTTTATGTCTTATTTCTCTTTTATTTTCCAAATTTCTTTTCTAACCTAATTATCTCTTTTTCTATATTCAATTTAAGTTGCATCATTTTAGCTTTTATCTCTCTGGATTTAACTACACAATGCATCCTATTATAATAGTTTAATTTCTCATATAAAGCATCAATATCTTTTATATTTTCTGAACTCATTAGAATAAAGTTTTCTGAACAATATTTGGTGTAATTAAATTAACAATGTCTCTTGTAGAATTTATGTAATATTTATAATCTATTCTATAGTCTTTAAAATCTTCTACTTCATAATAATCATTAAATAAAGTAAGAGATTTTTTAGCAACTATACTATCATATTTATTATCACTTTTCTTTTTTTGTATTAATATACCTCCTTTAGATACAAAGAATCTATTAGTTTTTTGTATCTTTTTTTCTTGTATAGTACCATTTTTAATATCTCTTGTAACCATATTAAACTGGCTACCTATCTTTTGAGAAATACAAAAATCATAAATATCTTTATGATTATATATAGTTTCTTCTATAGGAATATTATTTACATAATAATTATATAAAGCAATAGATACTATAGGTTTATCATAACCTTTTTCTATATCTATTGTGTTATTAAATATTCCTTTAGTTTTAACTTTATTTGTATTTTGTTCTATACTTATATAAGCATTAACATCTCTTCTAATGTATTTATTATATTTAATAAATTCTAAATC